TGCAGGCATCGCAGAGCATTATTATTAGAATTGCCCTATATTTACCATCATCTTTTATATTTAGGGGGTTTGTAGGGTTGCCTATATACCCTGTTGCCGGTTCTCCACACTCATGACACACAAATAGATCTTCTTCATAGCCAAAAATCATGGGATTATCTATAGATAGCTCGGCCTCATCCCCGCATAAGGCCTAAAAACAGGTGTTTCCCACTCTGTAGGCATCCTTAGTATATAACAATGATCTCCAGGGCACTTCCAAGCGACTGCTTCATCGTTGCGCCAGGCTATTTCCTCGAATATTCCATCGCATTTCCTGCATTTGTCCCATCTTATGGGGTATGGGAAGAGATTAAGCTGCTCTATTACTGTGTTGTGGTCGAGTATTCTCATGATATTATCTCCTCTGGGGTCATAGTTTCCAACTCGTTGTGATCTCCCCTCAAAATGTGCCTTAGAGCTTTATGAATCCCACTGCATGAAGAGATAGGAAGTTCACAACGCCTGCAATAGACACAACCACATTCGCTGCCGACTACTTTGTGCCCAATTACCCTACATATGATTCTCATTTCTGCTGCCTCCTTACAGTTATATAGGTTCCAAGCCCACATCCGAGAGTAATTGTAAACATCTGTTTCCTAAGAACTAACTTCAAGAGCTTCTAAACGGACTAACCCTCCTCCTAAAGGAGGGGGGTTTAGTCCGCCAAGACTAGCTCCGCGCATTTGGTCCGTTTATGAGACTCCAACCATCCTCACCATGCTCTATAATCCCTTCTGCTGCAAGGGTTTCCAGCACTTCTCCAACTTGATCTCTGCCTCTCTTTAGCTCCTTAGCCAGCTGGTTTCGGCTCAAGGCGGACTGACCCAATAATATTTGGGCCGCCTCCCTCAAACTTTGTCTCAGGACACAACTGTAAGCCATCTTACTAAACTCTAGGTCAATGGTGAGGGGCGGTGGGGTGGTATCATAGCGTGTGTCAATGATAAGCTTTTTCGTCAGTTTTCCAGCTCCCGGCGCGTTCTTCATTATAATCAGATGATCGTAGATCGCAGCCAGATCGCTGCTTCCTCGAAGCAAATGCCCAGGGAGCATATCCTCGGAGCCCTCTCTTGGCTTTCCTGTATGATGTACAACGAGTAGCGTAGCAAACTCTGTGATAAGCCTCAGATTCGTCAGGATGGGCGCTAGCTCCCCTGCTACATTCTCATTGACCCGATGCCACCTAATAAGAGGATCAATCACAACTAGGTCAAATCTCTCCTCTTGGAGGAACTCCAAGAACGCTGAGAAACTCTTATAGTCGTCGAAGAAGAAACCGTGCTGCTGAGGAAGAATATAGATAGGTAGAATGTCAGCCTTGACCTTCAGGCCCTTGGCAGCCCTAAAAAACCTAGCCTGCTCAACCTCCGGCCTCTCCTCTCCTGCAAGGAGGAGAGCCTTACGAGCTTTTCGAGTCTTGAAAACTGATAGGGCGGGACACTCTGCTATGGCACTAATCAGCAGGTGGGATCGAAGTAGGCTCTTTCCTACTTTCTGTGCCCCGCCCAATATATTGAAGGCGTTCCTCTGGAGCAGATTCTCGATAAGCCATTCAAGCTTCCACTGAGGTACTCCGTTGAGGCTGACTGGCTCCAGAAGAAACTGTTGGAAATCCCCAACTACAAAGCGTGACTGCGCCATAGCTTAGCCAAGATAACACTTGCGCCACGGCTATACAAGCTGTATTTTATATTACGATTATGCCCAACTATAACTATTGGAAGGAAGAACTATTTAGAGTAGACAAACGCCAACCCCACGATCCCTGGCTCTGTCAGTCCATCGCGTCGAGTGGCCCCATCCAAACTTGGTACTGTAGTCGTTGTCACCAGACATACCTCAACGTCATGCAACCAACCTGTCACGGGGGCTGTGAAGATCGCCGCAATCTCCCTCAGATCTTTGGAAGTAGAGAGGAAAACCTGCTAAGATTAGAACGCATTGAACGCTACAGCAAAGAAACCGGCACAGAAGCAGGATATGAAACCCACCGAAGGTGGCTTAGTACCCGTTCGTAGTAAGCAGTCCCAAGAAGAGAGGTTTGCTTACATACGAGAGACTTATCCAACAACCCCTCCAAAAGAAACTCCCCTCTCCATGAAGTATAAACAAGCTATCATACTTCAATGGAAGCACACCATGACCAATCAACAGATAGCAGATTATATAGGAGTAGCTAAAGACACCTATAGCCAGCGCAAGTACTGTGATGACGCCAAAAACTTTAGAAAGTCTCTAGATAAACTAGATAAAGACAGCGACCGGCTTATCCCCATTCTCGTTGTTGAGCAAGGGGAACGCGCCTTAGTTGATCTCGTTACCTGTAAAGACACTCTAATGGCTATGGGACAATGGGAAGCAGCCGGAAAGCTCAATATCAAGCTCTTGGAGCTTGCAGGTTATCCCAAGAAGAGCCTAATAAATGTCGATAGTGAAGCTAAAGATATAACAATCAATGTAGTAAGTATTGAGAAATTCGATAGTTCTCCAACTATCGAAACCGACTTCGAGTTGCTAAGTGGAACAGATTAAGTTCAAACAAGGCGATGCAATCTGGAAGCGATATCGCCGTAAAGCCTGCACAGATCTCTGGTGGCTCTGCTCAGAAGTTCTCGGTTATAGAGAGCTTGTGCCAATGCGCGAATACACCCATCTTCCAATGGTTCGCTTCGCAGAGCGCAAGACAGGAATAGAGGAGATCGACAATGCAAGAGTCCAAATCATCGAAATGCCGAGGGGCAGCGGAAAAAGCACTCTTGTTACTAATGCTCGAAGTGTGCAGAGATTCTTGGTTGACCCCGAGTACGCTCTCGGCATTGCAAACGAGACTCAACGCCTTGCAAAAGCCTTCCTTGGAAACATCAAAGCCCACTTTGAGCAAAACGAACTCCTTAGAGCACTCTTCCCCGACCTCGTACCAAAGAATTTCCGTGAAACGATTTGGGCCGCTGATCAGATTGTCCTTAATAGATCTAAGCACAGGCAAGAGCCTAGCGTTTTGGCGTGTGGCGTGGATGCGACAGTCACAGGTGTCCACATGGATGAATGGATCTTGGATGACATTATCTCCAGAGAAGCCGCAGAGAACGCTCGAACCGGAAGCTACACGGAGATTGAGAAAGTCAACAGATGGCTCGTCCAGCTAGAACCCCTTCTAACTACGCCGAAGCGTGACCCAATTACGATAATCGGTACTCGTTGGTGGGAAGGAGACAGTTATGAGTACGCCAGAGAACTTTGGAGCTATGGAGAAGAACCTAGAGAGTATAATTGGCGACTTAAGCTCTCTGATGGAAACACTATCAACATGCTCCTCCAAAGAGCTGGAGATGTTGCCATATTCAGCAGGTCGGCTATTGAAAATGGCAAATCTATTTTTCCAGAACGTTACAACATTGACGAACTCGCAAAAAAGCAGAGAGATGATCCAGTCTTCTTCGCAGCCAACTATTTAAATGATCCAACCGCCGAGCAAGCCAGAGACTTCAAAGACAGTTGGGTTCATTGGTATTATTGGGACACTCCATTTAGAGTTCGCTACCGCGACCTCTTAGGAGATATTCGCTATGTCCAACTTCGGGAATTCGACACACTTATTGCCGTTGATCCAGCAATTGTGCAGGATGCACGAGCCGACAGAACCGGAATTATTGTATCTGGATCACTTGATGGAAAACACCATATCATCCTTGAAGCGTCAGCTGAAAGGATGGGAATCCTCGATACTATCAAAACTATCGAAGACCTCAACAGACGCTACCACCCCAGACGTATCTACATCGAATCAGTAGCCTATCAAAAAGCTTTAGCTCAGATATTGGCAAGCAAAGGTTTGCCTATAGAAGAATTCAAAGTCGGCACTAGCAAAACCAAAGAAATGCGTATACGAGCCTTGGAGCCCTTCTTGCGCCAAGGCTTCGTCTACTTTAACGAAAAACAGTTTGAACTACTAAAAGAATACAGGAGTTTCCCCCGTGGAAAACACGACGACCTCCTTGACGCTCTTAGTTTCCTCGAAGGAGAGTGGAGCCGCCTCATCGGCCATCAGCACTATTCTACAGAAGCTCGGCGTAAAGCAGACAACATAAACATTGAAAAGATCAGAAATTGGAGTTATGGAAACAGACGATCTAAAGTCCCTTCAGTCAGCGATTTTGACTATCGCTGACAAATGGAAGGATATTATGGGTCTACAGGATTGGAACATTGATATCAAATTCGATGAGCCCCAATTCAAGGCCACGAGTGAGGCAGAGCCTCGTTACAAATATTTGAAGCTCTTCTTCAATCCTTGGCGCATCGCTAAAGAACCTGAAGACCTTGAAGAACTCGTAGTCCATGAACTCTCTCATGCCTTCACTTGGCGCATCTGGGAACTAACGGAGAAGCTCTTCGGTGGGGATATGAATAAGTGGATTCTTGACGAACTCCATGAGGAAGCCACGACTAGCATTAGTAGGGCATTAGTTATGGCGCACCGAGAAGGTTTGGCTCAAGCACAGCAGGAAAGCTAATTTGTCTTATGAGTGACGGTCTACTGCGCCATTAAGAAATGGCTAAGAAGCTAACATCAGATAAAGCTAAAGAGATTCTGAAGCACGGAAAAGTACACGGTAAGAAGCTAACCAAGAAACAACGAGGATTCTTCGGCGCAAGAGCCGGGGGCAAAAGGAAGATATAATGGCATTACACAAGCACAATAGTCCAGAAGAGTTCACCAGCACCACAGATCTCCCTCAGAAGCTAGGTGGAGGTCCGCATGAGCCAGAAGGAGATTTAGACACTACCCCAACCATTAGCGGTGGTGGTCTACCAGTAGAGAAAGACCGCTTTCTGGGAACTCGTGGTAAGGATGTCAAGATAAATGATGATAGTGAGATGAAGTTTATGGGGTCTGGGGGAGTTCGAGGAGGAAATCTTGAGGGAGTTGACCAAGACTTTAAGAGGATACCATAATGCCTGGTAAAACAGTCGTCATCCCATCCCAGCCGTCAAGTGTAGGTGGAGGCGCACTCTCCGTCAAAGCGCCCGCTGGCGTCGGCAAGAATGACTCTCGCAAGAGTCCAGTTAAGCCTACTATAAGATAAGATATGTCCTGCAAGCATGATTGGGATTCCACAGGATGGTCTATCTACGATTGCTTATGCGGGAGAGATGAAGGGGTAAGCCACCCAATTGTTACGGACTACCGCTGTAAGAAATGTGGTAAGGAAAAAACATTTACATGTGTTGGACCTGGCGATTATTCAATTGCTCCTGCATTAAAGGTAGAGTGTTATTCCTGATCCAGTAAGTTGGAATAAGAAACAGAAGGCAGAGTTCACTGGTTGGTTGGCGAGCGAACTCCACACCGCTCTGTCAGACCGCCAAAATGTCCAACGAGAGTGGTCAGATCAAATAGAACAGTTCCACGCTCCACGAAGGAGCGGCAGCGACTTCCCTTTCCCAGGCTCAAGCAATGAGGAACTTCCCCTCACCGCGATGCACGTTGAGCCTGTGTTGGCGGACTTCATGCAGAGTATTCACACTCCTCGTGATCTCTGGACTGCTACTGATCTATCTGGTGAGTTTACTGATAGTGTCAATTCGATCACAGAATACCTCACAATTATAGATAGACTCTTCCTAAAAATGAGAAAGGTCGATGAAAGGGCCTTCCCCGATCTTATCATTCTCGGCACAGCCTTCTACCGCAACTATTGGAAGTTCGAGCGCAAGAAGGTTTGGGGCTACGATGACCAAGGCGACAGAATCAAGAAGATAAGCATAGTCAACCAGCCCGCAGTCGGTCATATCCCCATTCAAGACTTCATCTGGCCTGCTAACGCTTGGGATCTTGACCCAGATTCCGAAGTAGCTCCAGCACGTTGGTGTGGACATCGCTTCAAGCTTACTCGTAATCAGCTTCGTGCTAGGGCGAAAGGCCAAGAGCCCTTCTTGCCAGACTACGATAAAAGCGCTGTCGATATGGTTCTCGATAGAGAGAGCCAAGACGAAGAGTTAGTAGATAAGCAAATCAGGTCAATGGATCAACTGCGCCCGTCCTTCGACCGTAAGATCACATTGTACAGGCTCGAAGTCCGCTTTGACGTAGACGGCGATGGCATTGACGAAGACATCCAAGTTATCTGGTATCAACCAGCAGGATGGATTCTCCAAGCTGTTCACAATCCTTGGATTCACGGCAAGCGCGAGTACGAAGTAGCTCAATACATTAGGACTTTCGGTATGCTCGGCATGGGCATCGCCAAGATGGACGAGATGTTCCAGTCAGTCGGCAGTAAGATGCTCAATGCTCAGGTAGACAACATTCTGCTTGCCAACACCAGAATGTACGGCTTCCCCCAAGGTATGGGCCTGCGTCCAGATGAGCCAATCTATCCAGGCAAGGGCTGGCCTCTAGCTCCAGGTGAGCAGATTCAAGAGATTAGAATGTCTGAGGTCTACCCAAGTATCTTCCAATTCATGGCTCAGATCCAACAGATGGCAGAGAGTCGCACAAGCGTCAATGAACTTAGAACAGGGAATATATCTGGACTCCCATCTCGTACCCCTGCGACAACCGTTTTGTCCCTGCTGCGAGAAGGTAATAAGAAGTTCGACATGGTTCTAGGAAATCTCCGTATGGGAGCCCTTGGAACTATTGGCAAACGCCAACTCCAGATGATTGCCCAGCGTCACCAAAGCGGCGACACCAAATGGGCTCAGCTAGCCCTAGATACTCTAGGCGAGGAAGATGGTGCTAAGGTTATTCGCGTCCTTGATATGCCAGTCAGCGTTCTTGAAGAAGGTCTAGGCATAGAAGTCACGGCTACCAGTGGCCAAGTCAACAAAGAAGTAGAGAAGCAAAGCTTGATCGGCCTTGCCCAATTCATGGGCCAAGCAGGCCCCCAACTTATCCAAGCAGCTCAGTTGATCGGGGATCAGCAGCTTATGGTAACGACTGCTACAGCACTCTACAATGGTGGCATCGAGCTTCTCAAGCGTTTGCTCGAAGCCTTCGACATTCAAAATCCGTCGCGCTATCTTCCACCAATAATCGGCGCTGACCAACAGGCTGGAGTCAACGGTCAGCAAGCACCACTCTCAGCAGTCCCGCCAACAGGGCTCCAGCAAGGCCAAGGAGATATCCTGAGTCAGATATTGGGCTTGCGATGATTTTCAAGTGGAAATTAGAAAAGTCCTCCCAGCCTTACCCTTTTGGCCTCTCAGCCGAAAGGCTGAGCGCTCTAAAGACTTTGAAAGACCTTCCTGCATTCGCTATATTTATCTCACTCTTGAAGGACGTAGCCGAATGGAATGGAAACGTCCTTCTAACCTCCTCAGACTACGGATTGATGAGAGAGCGCCTTGGATACATTAAGGCATTACGTCAAGCAATAGATTTGCTTGACCAAATATTAGGAGAATCTCAAAGGATTGACGATGACAGAGCCAGACGATCAGCAGACTCAAACGGGAACGAACCCAGCAGTTACTTCGGTGGCCCCTGGTTCGACGCCCTCAGAGCCAGACTCTCAGGCGACTGAGCCAACCCTTAGTCTGACTCAAGAGCAACTCAATCAGATGCTTCAGCAAGCAGCTGAGACAGCGCGGACTGCTACGCGAGATGAGTTGCAGGCTGCCCAACCCCAGCAGCAGCAGCCTGCAGCTGTTGACCAACCTGCTGTCACTACTCCAACAGGCCCCCTTGATGGTCTTCAGTCGGACGACTGGGTTCAAGTAGGCACTGCTAGAACGATGCAAGAAAACTTTGACCAGCGTGTAACAGGTATTCAGCAAGGCGTCAAATACCTCTACGAGCAGAACCTCAGCATTTTGGAGACTAGCAGTCGCCTCCAGAATTCCCAGATCTGGGAGAAGTACGGCAAAGAGCTAGAAGATATTATAGAGCAGCGCAAGCAAACCAAAATCGTAACTGGCGAAGACTTCAAGGAAGCTATCCAAGTCATTCGAGGCCGCCATTGGCGCGAGTTAGTAGATACGGAAGTCCAACAGCGCCTCGCAGACCTTCCAACAACTGAGACAGCACTAGACGGAGGAACACCCTTGGTAGTAGGTAACGAAGCCTTAGAGATCCCAGAGCATTGGAAGCAGATTTACGAGAAGAACGGCCTCAATCTGCGCTCAATCCAAGAGATGCTCATTCGTCGGGAACAAAAGTATCCCGGCACTACCCCTAGCCTAAAAGACTATCTCAAGCAGATGGACACAACCCAGTTCATAGCCGACGACAAAGGCTTACACGTTCACGATATAGCTATTAAGGATCATAAGGATGCTTGAGAATATAATCGCGCTCACGGTTACTCCTACTGATAATTGGTTGGATACTAGTGACACCCTTACTAATTGGCAGGATTGGACTGGTGGGACAACTAGTTGCAACATTCATTATAATTGGTGCAGTTGCCATTGGCATGGGGGAAAGATTCGCCTCTCTCTCAAAGAAGTAGATACATTGCGCAAAGCCGCGAAGAAAGACTCGAAGCTCAAAGAAGTTCTCAACAAACTAACTCCTAAAATAGAAGTCGAGATAGAACTCTAATGCCTGACTCCAGGCTCTAAGAAGAGAACAAATTGGGTACTGGTGATTGTCATTTATATTCTCCTTATAGCCATTCAGTTTCGCCACCAGCAGCGAGGAAGCGCACGAGGACATAGCTCAGGTCTGAGTTATCTCTTGTGGCATCTTCAGCGCTTTTGACAATGACGACTTTTACAGATACTTGGGAGTTGGTTACTAAGTATTCACCGCTAAATAATCCGATGTCATACTCAGCGCCTACGGTGAAGTCTGACAATACATCTGAACAACGCGACCAGAAGACTGACTCTGGCTTTACTAGCATATAAGGAACCAAGTCGCGGTAACTCGCGGTTGAAGCGCTAAGGGCAATACCTACGATCTCGTCAGGGTTTCCCGAGTCGAGAGGATCGTAAGCGCTCAAGCTCGAACTGGAATCGAGCATTAAAGGAGAACCCTGCGAGAAAGCACTAGCTGGCCTCGCGTTAAGAATCTCTGGGACACCACCATAGGCAAACGAACTGCCGAATGGATGTGGCACTTCTTTAACTCCTTTTACTAAAGTGTTGGCGCAATAGCCGCAGTGCTTTTGCGCGATGGCGTCTACGCCACTTGATGCCCCAGAAGGCTACGACTGAAGCTGTAGAAGAAAGCTATCGGAATGGCGGGAAGGATTCCAAACTTACCAAATAGGAATAGAAATTATATCACAAAAGAAACAAAGATGCTCCGGCTTATACTTGCCCTCATTATGCATCCTAGAGGCATGGTGAAAATCACACTCGCCTTCAGAGTGGGTTTTACACTCTGGACAAATGTATTCATTCTCCAAATTCACTACTCCAGACTCTTCATGACTTTTTCGTACAGCTCGACAAAAGCGGGTGAATCCTTTGGGTCGAAATCTCTAGGACACTTGTGAGCTATCTGAATTAAAGTATCAATCTGATCCGCTGTGACTGGAGTTTTATTGCGAAAAAGCGCCTTTATTGCCAAACCACATCCTCATCAGAAATTTCTACCCTTTCTTTCTCCTCGGTATCTAATGTGCCTTTTTGTGCTTTGTTGATCTGGTCCCATTCTTTGAAGTTCTTACTGGCTTGATCTGCATCGCAATAAGCTAGGACAACATCATCGAGGACATAGTGACCTTGTTCGTCTATATCTGCTGCTGGGGGTCTGCCCCAACCGTGCTTCTCAAGGAGATCGGATC